GTGTCAAAGGTCGCCGGGTCAATGAACAGGAAGAAACTGTATGTAAATTCAACGCCTGTAAATTCATTGTCTGACGGAAGCAGCATTTTACTGTTCGGGTCACTGGGATCTTGGCGAACAACAATGGACTGACTGCTCATAATCGTATTCGGCACAATGACCGTCTTTGACATCGAGTACTTGTAATAGGTCTTTACAAGTGACTCAAAACTGAAGAAAATCAGAAAAATAACTATGCCCGCAATGAGTGCAAGGAGAATCTGCGGGATGAGTCCGTTTCCAAATATGAAACTGCCACTGCTGGTATTCAGAGGCGCCTCCATCACAATCTACAAACTGTAGATATTCTATACAAAGGAATCGACTTATGAAGACGTCTCATTTGTAAATATAGATGCGGTACTTACGTTGTTTTTGCCACTACAGGTGCAGGGGGCGTAAGTTGGCCAAAGAATGACTTGATTGATGACCATAAATCACCTGATGAGCCGGAAGGACCCGCCATGTAGATACGATAGGTTTCATCCGGAGAAAGTGCGTAGTTGTAGAAGTTGACGCCTGACAGACTTCCATTCCAGTCTGTCTTTACACGAGCGCCACCTGTTCCAACATCGGGATTCAGGATGAAGAAATAGAGCGGTGTTGATGTAGTGCCATTCACCTGGAACTGTCCCTTGAGCACACAGGAGCGTGAGAGACGGCCATCCATGTAGACGTCGCAAAGGTTGTTGTTCAGTACAACAGTTACATTCACCCAGCGGCCGAACTCCACATTCTGCACATTGCAGGGAGAGGCTGTATCACTATCAGGACTGGTTGTCATAAAACTATTAAAAACGAAACTCTGGCTACTACCGTCATTTACACGAACATGGAGTGTATTTGTCTTACCACCAAGTGCTACAATTAGAGTGGAGGCATTATCAGTAGCTGTTCTCCCCAGATTTAGGATGTGGCGCTTATTGGTGGTGTCACTTCCAGCACCCGTTACATACATCCAGAAGGATACAGTCATTTCACCACCCGTAAAGATGTACTGTGATAGTTTTATATCATCCTGTGATGTGCCAGGATATTGAATCAGGGTTGTGGGTGAAGCAATCGGGTTAGGCACAATCGAAGCCTTTGTCTGTGTCTGAGTAATATTGAACAGGTAATCGTAGAGGTAATACATTAAGACACCTGCCACAACAAGTATCACAATACCACCAACAAGTCTACCTAGTGAACCCGCAGGGGTTGCAGTGGCGGCAGCGTTCATTCTGTTTGAGCAAGGGTTTTAGTAATCGGACTTCCATACAACGAGAGGATTGCTTGGGCGCACGGAGGGTCCTGAAAAACAATTGCCGGAAGGACATAGATTGAGGTTTAATGAAGGAAAGAGTGAGTCATAAGGCTCTCCTAGCGTATTTGTATTCGTAGAATAATCGGAGGCAACTTCAGATGCGCTCATCGAAGATGTTTTTGAAAGCAGATAGGAGGCTCTGCCTGTAAAAGTTCCATTGGATAAAGCAAGTCTTGTTGCAGTGGGCTTCGGGACATTCGTTGTTTTAATAGAGGCGGCCAGTTGACCATTGTAATAGACATCATACTTGGATCCTTCGTGCGAGAGTGTAAGCATAACCCACTTCTGTTGAGGGAACGGCGGCAGTGGAAAGGTTTCAATATATGATTTACCCGTCTGATTGGTTGTCTGTATACAGAGTTGTGTCTTAGGAAGTCCAGGGCGAGATGCATCAGGAGCCTGTAAGAGTTCAATCCAGAGAGATGTATCAAATTGTAGGAGTTTTGCAAATCCAGGATGGGTGCATGTGCTCGTTGTAGTATCACAGATATCGAATGAATCAGTAGTAGAGTTAAAATTTGCAGTGTTTGTAGTGGTATCATAAATTGCCGCAGTACGAGGAAGTGACTGTATGTAGTAAAAAATACGGAAACTTGAACTCTGATTCTTTAAGAAATTCGACACATAGGTGGCATCATTTGTAACCCAATTTGTTGAAGCTTGATTGCCATCAAGAATCCATGGACCTGGATCAGAACTTTTTGTTATTTTAGGTGTAAAAAATATGCTAAATGCATAAATTGTAACTATGATGACAAGTGCCGCGATGAACCAGATGATCATCTCTCTATTGAAGAGCAGGAGTTCCTATCCCACGCATTTCACCGGAAGAGACTACACGCTCCACTGTTCCTAAGTTTCGTACGACTACATTGGCAGAATAGCGTGAGGGAACACTAAAAAGAGTATCCTTGTCTCCACCCATCGGTATCTTTCCTCCAAAGGTTGTACTCGCAGCCCACTTACCATTCAAGTAGAGTTCCATGATTGAATCGCTGACAACAATACCCACGCGATATGCTACATTGGGTATGATATCTGTTGAGACATGGAGCCAATTAGGTGTACCGCTTGTAGTTGCAGCAACCGCAAGATAGACAATGATTTTTGAAGCACCTGCATCATAGAATGCAATGAGAGATGGGTCAAGCGGAACACCGAGCGTGGCATCATTCAGATACGGAAATGTCCGTATGGGCTGAACCATCATTGCTGCAGCACCCGTTGGAGTGGATACTCTTGATGCTGTGATGGCACCTGCAATGGCTTGAACATCGGCACTTGTGCATTGTGAACCTTGAGGGAGCGCTCCAGTCGCAAGTGTAGTTGTTGCTGCGGTTGCTGCGCCGGCTGCGGCACTGGCAGCACTTGCTGCAGTTCCAGAACCTGCTGTTGTCTTGTAGGCAAGTACATACTTCATGTTTGTATCGGCAGTAGGAATGGTGGCAATCACTTTAGTATCAAAAAAGAGACTGAAATTCTTTGTCGGAAGTGTCTTTGTTGCGGCAGTATCTACAAATAAGGTCGCTGGATCCGAATCTGACCAAGAATAAGTCCAATCGGATTGAGGAATATGAATGAGAGCATTTGGCGTCGAGCCAAAGTCAAAGATTGGATAGATTGTGTAGTTAATAATAACAACAACGAGTGCCGCAATAAAAACAACCATGAGCCCCCAGATTAGATATGGTGTTACAGATGCAATGAATCCTTCGCCTGTGTTCGCCGTAAAGGAGACTGACGGAGGTGCGATATAACGACTTGTCATCGCAAGGGCATTGCGAATCTTTTGAGCATAGTCTTCAGTACTCATTCCCCTTCTTCTTTATGATGTTTTCTTGTTTTTCCAGAAAACTTTGACTTAGCCTTGGCTAAATCACCTTTCTTGGGGTCGAACTTGATGCGCTTGTAGTATTTGCGCGTCTGTCCCTCGTCGCATTGACGGAGTTTATCACGGAGATAACAGACAAAGGAGATTCGTGTAAAGTTTTTATTTGTACCAAAGGTTCCAGTCGTCGGGTCATCCTTGTAGATATCTGGAAGCGCCTTATTCTTCTTGGCCTGATCAGGTGTCTCGCTGAGTTCTGTATTACAGTGCCATTGATGTACATCCATGGCCAAGAAATCACCTGTGCGAATATTAAAACCAATACCGTATTGCGGAAAGAGTGTATATCCACCAGAATAGTCCCCACGCTCAATCACGGAGAGATTGCCAAATCCGTCCATAAAATCACCTGCATCGCAATGGAGGGCTGTACGGAAGTTGCGATTTAATGTTACTGAACTGAAGCATGTATTTTCAATACGGTACATGGGTTTTTTTGAGGCGGCTGCGTGCTGTTTCTTATGCGCTTCGGGCACTAACTGTTTAAATTTATCATCAACGGCTTCGATGAATGGAATACCGTGTCTGTACTGTTTGAAGAATCGCTGAGTATAACTCGTAAGACGGCACGGAAGTCCCATAAAAGGTGTCTTTTCAAAGAAACCAAGGACACTACTCATTACATTGTTGTTAACACGCATTTTGCTGACCTTTCCATTCTGTATGTACTTCGCCGACCACTTTGTGATTTCTGTAGGGTTGCGCTTCTTCCAATAGGCAGATTTTGTATCAATGGGTCCTGCTGCAGCGCCACGATTACGACTGGCGGCGGCCGTTTGATAGAATCCTTCCCAGCCGATGCGAATTTCATCCGGTGAAAATACATTTTTGCGGAATTTTGCAAGCAGACGCTTTTCGCCCGTTTCAGGATCAGTGCGATAGACATCCACATCTTCAGATAAAATTGTCTTCACTTCTTTTTCAGTAAAATAGGTCCCCTCGCGCGCCTTGATTTCATCGTTGGTCATGACATCTTTTACGTGAAGTTCCTTCACAGTTTTTTTCACAGGGTGCGTTTTTCCGGAAGGGATTTTGAGTCCCTCATAGATCTCTTCTGGAAATGAGTCACTCATTTACTTAGTGTACAGATAAACTACACCTGCAAAGACGGCTACTGTTGCGACCCCTACACCAAGTCCCTGTGCAAAGGAGCGGTAGTCAATCTCTTCAAAGTCAACGTGGGTAATTGTTGGATTCTTGCCACGGGCACCAAGGCGACGGTAGAACTGAATTGAATCATACTCTGAAAACTCAGGTTTTTTGAGTGATTTATTCACTGCATTATGGAGTATCACAGTCCATTTGAAAAGGTCTTCGCGTGAATCGAGGTGAGGTGTTAAGGGATAGAGTTCAAGATGTTTCACAAAGTGTTCACGGCAGACTGGGCACGGAATCATAACACTGAAACTTTCGTAAAATTCCTTTGCAGCCTTCTTTTGTGCATAGGTCGGCTTGTTTGAATATCCGAGTGCACTTATGTGAATTGTATGCCAGAAAAAAGGCCCCCAGACTTCGGGAGGTATTTTCATCTCTTTGTTTGCGTCAGATATTTAATTGTATAGTATTTCCCCAGGTCTAAGGATTCGAGCCGTATCATAAAATAAGTAGGTATGCGACAGGCCCGCTCAGGCTGTTCAAATTGTGGCGGAAATCATGGATACAGACAATGCATGGCGCCTATTACAAGCCATGGTGTGATTGCAATTCGCGTACGTGGAGGATGGAATCCATCAAAAGTTCTTGCAGAACAGGAGTCGGCGATTACAGGATTTGAGGGTGCAGGTCCAATTGAATATCTGCTGATTCAGAGGCGCGATAGCCTGGGATTTGTAGAGATGATGCGTGGAAAGTACAGTCTCACAGATTATATCTACATTATTCGGCAATTGAAGGGAATGACTGTGCGTGAACGGGAGCGATTTGTGACGCTTCCCTTTCAGCAACTCTGGAACGAACTTTGGGGAGCAGATCATTCACATACACAGTATCGGCAGGAGAAGGAGAGTAGTCGTGCAAAACTCGATGCCATTCGCGAGCATGGAATCATTAATGAAAATGGTGAGCGTGAAACACTTAGTGATATCTTTAGCAAGATTGGACCCGGTTGGGATACGCCCGAATGGGGATTTCCGAAAGGACGACGGGATCCCTATGAATCTGAGCGTGAATGTGCACTTCGTGAAATGTGGGAAGAGACGGGACTCCACGAGAAGGATGTTCAAATGATTGAGAACTTGGAGCCCATTCAGGAGACTTTTTTTGGGTCAAATCATATTCATTACTGCCACAAGTATCGCATTGTCTATGTGAAGGAGAATGTAAAGGTGACATTTGAAAATGCAAATGAGCATATGAAGCGTGAGATTGGTGACCTTGGATGGTTTCCGCTTGATGTGGCCATGACAAAGATTCGTGATGAGAATGTTGAAAAAAAGGAAGTGCTACTACGAGTTACGAGCATTTTACGTAACTATTGTCCTCTTGTACTTGGCGCGGGCATTGTATAAGAAGTTTCAAGTCTCTTAGTAGATGGGTGATAGTCCACTTTGGGAAGATACGCCTGAAGAGGTGCCTGTAAGTCCAGTAGCAGAGGATGCTCCTGCTGCATCAGCACCTGCAAGTCCAGTAGCAGAGGATGCTCCTGCTGCAAGTCCAGTTCAAGAAAACCAAGCATCTGCTCAACCTCCACAGCCTTCAGCAGTTGCAAGTCCAGTTCAAGAAAATCAACGATCAGCCGAAGGAAGTCCTATTCTAGAAAATAATACTCCTTCTCAAGCCGCTTCTGAAAGTCCAGTTCAAGAAAATGCAAATGATTATAACTATATTAATGAAAACAAGACTCCTGCTGCGCAACCTGCTCCTGCTGCGCAACCTGCTCCTGCTGCGCAACCTGCCCCTCCTCAACCCAAGCCTGAAAGAAAAGGTATAACAATTCGATCAACACCAACTGTTCAAGAATTTGATTCAGACGAAGATGAAGATAGCGAGGCCGAGTCTGAAGTATCGCTGCCCCGTGAAGCAGAAAGCCCTCTCCCTGCTCTTCCTGACTTCACAGAACCTGAAGAGACTGAGTGGGAAGATCAAGATCACTGGGAGGACCTGGCAGGCCTCTATCCTGACCTCGACGACCCTCGCTTTATTGAAAAACTCATGTCAAAACGTGAATTTGCTGAGGCCAAGCAGCCTGATATTCAATCACAGATTGATGCAGGTGTAAATCCATGCGATACGGAAAAGGACTTTGAACTTACGCCCGTTCAGCGCTTTGTCTCCACATTTCTCTCACCCTCTACACCCTATCAAGGAGCCCTTCTCTATCACGGTGTAGGTGTAGGTAAAACCTGCGCAGCCATTACAATCGCCGAAGGATATCTTGACCG